GGAGGAATATACCTACAAAGGCATCTCCCGCCGCGCGATCCTGGACCTGATGGCAAACACCGACTGCTCGCTCGGTCAGTGGGTCAACCGCCACTGCCTCCAACGCCACATCATTGTGACGCCTGGTCTGCTGATGAACTGATCTGTGGTACAGTACCCACAACAACCACTCACCTGATCCGATGACCGCCACGCTCACCAACGCCCAGCAGCAATACCTGCAGGCATTCGCCGCCCTCTACGAAGCGGCAGACGCCCTGAATGCTGGTGACCCTATGTCATATGCTCGGTCCCGTGAGATCCACCTTGCCTGCCTCCTGGGGCACACTGTGGCAGACTCCTACAGCGGCGCCGATGCCTATGAGGAGGATGGAACGCCTGTAGAGTACAAAAGCACCATCGGTAGCAGCATCTCCGCCACTTACAACGGCATCAGCGTGCAACCCACTTGGGAGGATCAAGAGGCATACCTGATCGACCATAAGATCGGATGCTACCCCCGCCACTACTACGCCCGCTATGAGGGCGCCCAGGTTGCTGAGGTATGGGTGCTGGATTCTGACGCTGTGCTGTCCCTGCTGCTACCCAAGGCGCGGAAGCAATACGCCAGCAAGCGCAACGGTAAGGCAAAGGACCCCCGCATCGGTGTGACCCTGAGCGCCTCTGAGATCCGCCAGCACGGTCGGCAGGTCTCAACCCAACCCCACGCCGTCCGCTGATCTGCTACAATACTCACAACCGCAACCGACCGATGCTGCTCACCTCTGGACAGAAGCAACGCCCCCGCCTCGCTCAGCAGGTCTACCGCTTTATGCTTGATCAGGAACCGCTGCTGGGGGCCGCGGCGATCACGGTTCACCATAAGCGCCTGACCTCTGAGGGTGTGGTGGGTTGGCAGCAGCAGGAAGACGATCTGGAGTTTTTGGTTGAGGTTGAGCGGGAACTACCCCACCTGGAATACGTCACGACGCTGATCCACGAACTGATCCACTGCCGCCAATCCCTGGAGGGCAACCACGACAGCGACGCGCGTGAGGAGGAAGCATACCGCCTGGAGCAGGTCTACGCCGACCGCTACTGCGCCTGGTGCGCCGTCTGATCTGCTACAGTACTCTCAGTTCACAACCCCCCCCCTCCAATGCTGATCTCCGAAGCGATGGTGATGCTTGCCCCCTACGGGGTTGAGCGGATTGAGATGAGCACCCTCACCTTCCTGCCTGGTGCACCAGTCTGGAGGGTGACGCATCACGGTCTGGAGTACTCCTACTGCTGCCACCTGGAATCGCTGGTCTGGGCGCTGACCCCTGAGGAGGGTTGACCTCCCTCCCCCTGATCTGTGGTACAATTATCAAGCAACCGACAGACGCACCGATGACCTGCTCCACCTTCCCCGCCCTGATCGCTGAAATCACCAACCCCGAGAACGGCACCATCTATTGGATCGAAGCGGCATACGCTGCCAAGCAGCACGGTCTGTGGGATGAATTCCGCATCGACTATGGCACGACCTCTGACTTCGGTGGGGTTGACGCTGGTGAGTTCCTGGTGTGGTTGGGGTATTGACCCCTGCCCCGTTCGTGCTCTACAATTTCAAAGCAACCGACAGACGACTGATGACCCGCTTCCCCCTCGCAATGTGCTCTGACCTTCAGACCCGTCAGATCAAGTGGATCTCACGCCACGATCAACTGAAGAACGGATCACGCCCTTCTCAGTTCGTTCACTGGGGCGTGCCTGCTACCGTGCTCGCCGCCCAGTACTCTGAGGCACACGCTGGGGATGTGAAGGCACCGATTCTTGACTGACTCTTGAGGGGTGGGCACTGCCTGCCCCCTTTCTGTTCGTGGCATTCGTGCGGGGCATTCGTGAATGACAGTTACGATATAACGTTATCGTTATGGCGGGGCGGCCCTGCGGTATAAAAATCGATAACTACCCTAACCTACAGAGGTGACAAAACGCGAGAGATATATTAAACTCGAAAAAAAATTTCCCGCAGAATTTTCCACTCCATGAGACCCCTTAGAAATATTCCAAGATCCGCGATGAGATCAAAGAACAGACCATATTGGAATTTCTGGAAGGTAGTCTTTGCGGGATGGTTAATAAGATATCCACGGCAGTGCTTTACGATACTTGGAGTGCCGCTTGGATTTCTGATTGTTATGATATATAATGCGGTAGCGAAATAAGAGTTACTGAAAAAAATTCGGAAAAATTTTTTATGACCGACAAGATTTATCACATATACGCAAAGGACCAGTGCATATATCACAGCCTCTCAAAGGAAAAATTTGAGGAGATCTGGGAGATGCTACACAGAATGGTTGATTTAATTGATGTGAGGTTAACAAAGGAAGATTTTTCTTATGAGGAACTCACAATAAACAAAGAGGCGATTTTAAATTCTTCTCATTGACAAGACGATATATAGACTGATAGAATTGAACTGAAAGTTATTCAAACTTATGGCAAAAGGATTTACTGTTAAAGCAGCAGCACCTAAACCCAAAGAACAAGAATGGGATTATGATGCGATTAAAGCAAGAATGAAAGGGAAGACAATTGTATTCTGTCTTCCTGGAAGAGGATGTTCCTTTACATTTCTTAAGAATTTTGTACAACTCTGTTTTGATATGGTTCAAAACGGAATGAGTATTCAGATTTCACAAGACTACTCATCAATGGTTAACTTTGCGCGTTGCAAATGTCTAGGTGCGAATGTTCTCCGTGGTCCGAAGCAAGAGCCTTGGGATGGTAAACTGGAATATGATTATCAACTCTGGATTGATAGCGACATTGTATTCAACACAGAAAAGTTCTGGCAACTCTGTGATCTTGCTCTGAATGAAGAGGGTGAAGATAAGGAGATCGTTGCTGGATGGTATGCCACAGAAGATGGACACACAACCTCAGTAGCCCACTGGTTAGAAGAGGAAGAGTTCCGTAAGAATGGTGGCGTAATGAATCACGAAACTGTCGAAAGCATCTCAAAGCGTAGAAAGCCTTTCACAGTTGACTACACTGGTTTTGGTTGGGTACTGATCAAGAAAGGTGTCTTCGAGAACCTTGAATATCCTTGGTTTGCTCCTAAGATGCAAGTCTTTGAATCTGGTGCAGTACAAGATATGTGTGGTGAGGATGTTTCATTCTGTCTTGATGCTAAGGAAGAAGGTTTCGATATCTGGTGCGACCCTCGCATCCGTGTTGGTCACGAAAAAACTCGCGTTATCTGATAGATGTTTAACGTCTTATATAAGGGGCGTAAAATTTTTCAAAGCCTCTCTTATGAAGAATGTGTAGAGGCTTTAGAAAATCTCTCTCAAGAATTCTATGAGAGTGGTGAATATGATCCTAAAGAAATTGAATTGGAGGAAATTTTAAATGGCTAAAGGTGGAAATAGTAAACTAATTTTTGAACCAGGTGCTCCTAAGAAGACTCGTCAAGGTAGATCTCCTCGTACATTGTTGAGTGCTACCAGTCGTAACGGTCGCAAAAAGAAGTATCGGGGTCAAGGAAAATAATATTGAGAGTGCTTAAATAGTAATAAGCACTCTTTTTTTATGTTATCCAAAAAAGAATCTTATATTTTGAATTGGATTAACGAAGTATCTAAATTAAGACCAGAATTAAATGGATTTGCCATTTGTCCTTTCGCTGCAAAGTCAAAATTTAAAATTGTAGAGTGCTCCGTTGAAGATTTATTCATACTTGATGGGTATCAAGTTATTATTTTTATAGTAGAAGATTACTTAGACTTGGATTCAATAGATTTTTGGGTTGATTTCTATAATTTAAAGTATCCAACTTGGAAATTTTTCGAAGATTGTGGTTCATATGACACTTATATTAATGGTGTAAAGACAAATAACGGAAAATATAACTTGATCTTGGGACAACCTATAGATAAATTAAGAAAATTTAGGGAAAATCTATCAAAAACTTCTTATTATGATCTATGGGATAATGAATATTTGAAAGAAATTCTCGCAAATGACTACGATCTTATCAAAAATCGGGATAGCAACCCCGTAAAAAGTTCTGATTTTAACGAATCAGGAGAGCAAAATGGATCAAAAACTGCTTAGAGAGATCGCAAATGATGATTTGACCCCCAAAACACATGATTTTGTCCATCAAAATGAAATTCATGAAAAAATTCGCAACGATGATGACTACGATGATTGGGAATATGGAACGGAACCAATAATCGGTTCAAAATCCTGATAAATACAATTACTATATGACATAATTTAATGCCAGTAGAAAGGATTAGTAAGCAATTTTTAGACGTAAGTCTGACTGTAAAAGTTAATCCTGTGAATTTTGACATTCTAACATTAAAGAATGAAACTGCTATTGCTAGAGCGATTAGGAATTTGATTTTAACTTATCCAGGTGAGCGGTTATTTAACGCAAATTTGGGATCTAGGATTTCAAAGTCATTATTTGAAAATATAGATCCCATAAGCGCAAATAGTATTAAAAATGAAATTGAATATACTATAACCACATATGAACCTAGAGTTGAATTAACTGAAGTAATTGTAGATCCTGATTACGATAATAATAACTTTAATGTGACTATAATTTATAATATCATAGGAATTGACGTTCCTTCCCAAAAATTATCATTCGCATTACAGCCAACGAGATAAATGGCATTAGTAAACTTTACAAATCTAGATTTTGATCAGATAAGAACTTCGATTAAAGATTACTTAAGAACAAATAGTAACTTTACTGATTATGATTTTGAAGGTTCTAGTCTATCGCAGATTATAGATATCCTCGCTTATAATACGTATATTTCCTCATATAATGCTAATATGATTAGCAATGAGGTGTTTATTGATAGTGCGACATTGCGAGAAAATGTCGTATCTCTAGCGAGAAATATAGGTTATCTTCCAAGATCAAGAACAGCATCATCAACCTCAATAAACTTTTTTGTTGATTTGAACGTTGCAGGTAATCCCATTAACAGTTCAGATAATGAATCTAGAGCAAAAACAGTAACCTTAAAAAAAGGTGTGGTTTGTAGCTCATCACAATCATTTGGTTCTGAAGCATATACATTTTCTGTATTGAGCAATGTTACTGTTCCAGTAATCAATGGAATTGCTTCATTTGACAATGTTCCCATCTATGAGGGAAGTTATGTAGAGCAAGAATTTATTGTAAACCCATTTAACCCCATCCCACCACAAAGATACATTTTAGATAATCCCAATGTTGACTACAATACAATTACTGTAAGAGTACAAGCGGAAAATAGTACGTTTGAAGAAGAATATAAATTTGCTGACAGTTTATTTTCCATAGATGAAAACTCGAAGATTTTCTTTTTACAGGAAGTTCCTGATGAAAAATATGAATTAATATTTGGTGATGGTGTTTTTGGAAAAAAACTAGAGACCGGTAGTACTATTAAGGTTTCATATCTAATTACAAATGGAATTGTTGCTGATAGAATTTCATCATTTACTTTTAATGGAAATCTATTCTTTAATTCATCTGATATTAATGTAATTACAAATGGAATATCATTAATTACAGCAAATGATCCATCTTCAGGTGGTAGAGAAATTGAAGATGTAAACTCTATAAGATCTTATGCGCCACAAAACTACTCTGCTCAAAACAGAGCGGTTACCGCAAATGATTTTAGAGCACTGATTCCAAAATTATATCCTGAAATAGAAACAATATCTGTCTATGGTGGGGAAGATTTAGATCCTCCAGTCTTTGGTAAGGTTTTTATCGCATTAAAACCAAAAAATAATATTTTCTTATCAAATACTACAAAAGAAATATTAAAGAGAAAAATAAAATCTTTCACTGTTGCGGGAATTAGACCAGAAATTATAGATTTAAAATACCTTTATATTGAAATTGAAAGTGATGTTTACTATGATACAAATTTAACATCTAAACCAAATGATGTTTTAACAAAAATTCTAAAAAATATTGAAAGATATTCTCAATCATCAGAATTAAATAAGTTTGGATCAAGATTTAGATATAGTAACGTTACCCGATTAATTGATAATAGTGATAGATCTATAACATCAAATATAACTTCCGTTAGAATGAGAAGAGATCTAAGAGCATCTTTGAATACATTTGCTGAATATGAAATTTGTTTTGGAAATAAATTCCGCATTAAAGACAAGAGTGGGTATAATATAAGGTCATCTGGATTTAATATTGATGGAGTTATTGGAACTGTGTATTTGGGAGATATTCCAAACGCAGATCTTAAAAAAGGAACGGTAGTTATATTTGCGTTAGAAGTTGATGGAAGGCCAACGATAGTCAAACCATCAGCCGGTACTATTGATTATGAGAAGGGAGAGATAATTTTAAATCCATTAAATATAACAGGAACAAAAGTATTCAGGGGGGACAACTTAATAGAAATATCAGTTCTTCCAGATTCAAATGACATTATTGGTTTGACTGATTTATATTTACAACTCGATTCAAGTAATGTAATCATAACAATGGTTGAGGACAGAATAATATCAGGTTCTGATATTTCTGGAACCTCCTTTATCAAAAATTCAAGTTATTTAGATGAAGATTTAATAAGAAAATAAAATGCAAAACACAAGAATTAAACTTTCCACAGTACTTGAGAACCTACTCCCAGGTTATATCAAAGAATCTTTTCCTCTTGTAGAAGAATTTTTTAAAGAATATTATAGTTCTTTAGAAGGTAGAGGAGCGACTCTTGATGTTTTGCAGAACCTTGATCAATATTTAAAAATAGACAATATTTCAAATCTTGATGAAGAAATAACTTTACAGCAAGGTATATCATTCTTTGAGAATGAAATTGTAGTAAATGGTGGATTTAAATTACCAAATAGTCATGGAATTATTCAGATTGATGATGAAATAATATTATATGAATCAAAAAAATACAATCCAAATAATAACACACATACTTTAAAGTCTTGCTTTAGAGGTTTTAGTGGTATAACAAGTTTTAAAGCAGATACTAATGATGATTACCTAGAATTCAAATCTTCTGAAGTAGCAGAACACGAAATTGATTCTCAGGTAAAAAATTTATCAAATTCAATTCTTTTAGAATTTTTCAGAAAGATTAAAATTCAGTTCGCCCCAGGATTTGAAAATGAATCTTTCTATAAAGATTTAAATCAAAATTTGTTTATAAAGCAAATAAAGGATTTCTATACATCTAAAGGAACAGATCAATCCTTTAAGATTCTGTTTAAAGCTTTATATGGTGAAAAAATTGATATAATAAAACCTCAGGATTTTCTTTTTATTCCATCAAACTCTGAGTATAGAATATCGAAAAATTTTGTAGTTGAAGAGATATCTGGAGATATCACAAAAATAGAAGGAAGAACGATATTTCAAGAAAAAACCGATATATCGGATTTTGCTTCGGCTGTCGTAAATAGAGTTCAACTAATAGAAAGAAACGGAAAGAAATATCATATCCTCAGTGTTGATTTTGATTACGATAGAGATATCAATGTCAGAGGAACTACATTTGGTTCATTTATAATTGGACCAAAAACTACAATTACTAGAAAAGTAAACTTAGAAGATACTAATATTTGCGTAGATTCTACCGTTGGGTTTCCATCTGGGGGAGAACTTCTTATTAAGATAGATGAAAATGTAAGTTCTGTATTCGAGTATTCATCTAAAAGCAATAATCAATTTTTCCAAACATCAAGTCCGCCAAAAGTTTTAAATCAAGGAACTGAAGTATATTACAATAATTTCTGCAAATCATCATATTCTGATGAAAATGATGTTGAAAAACAAGTATTATTCAGAATAACCGGAGTATTGAGTGATATTGAGATTGAGAAAAATTTCAATCTTCTCGAAAATACTTCAGTTCAATTTAAAACTTTAGGAAAATCTAAAGAAAATAACTTTCTAGCAAATAATTGGATTTTTAATATTCCAGTACTATACAATGTTAAGTCTATAAATTTAAGTAGTTCTTCTTCAAGAAGATACATCTATAATGTAGAATTATTCGATAAAAATATTTTAAAAACTGGAGACTTAGTAACTGTAATCTCATCTACTCCAAAGAGTTATGAAGTAAAACTGCCAATCACAGTAACTGGCGATTATACATTTACATTTTCTTACGATTTCGCAGAGAATGAATCGGAATTAGATTTAAATTTAAAATATAAAGTAAGAAGAGACATTAAAAATTTTAAATATTTTGTAGATTCTTTCCCAACCTTAGATACCAATTTTTATAATTCAGATGTTCAAAATGTTTATTATGGAAAAGATGATGATGAAATTTATGTGGTAACAAATTCATTACCAAATTACAAAAATGATTCCATCAATCCAAAGAGTTCTTTTGTAAAATTAATTTTTGATTCTAGAGTAATTGAAGTTGATAACCAAGTAAACTCAGCAATTAAAGATAAAGTTTTAGATTTTGGCGCTAGGAATCCACACCCATTTATTACTGGAGATCAGATTTTTTATTCTGTATCATCCGACTCATTTGGTGCTGGTCTGAATTTGGAAAAAAATACTCCATATTATGTTAAAAAAATAAGTGATACTCAAATTAAACTTGCAGTATCGAGATCAAATATTGATACCGAAAATTATTATGATTTAAAAATTGTTGAAGATTCTATCGGAAATCAATTTTTTGATGTGGGTCATAGCATATCCAAATTTTTCTCCAGATTATTTTTAAAGATCGATAATACATATTTTTCCGAAGATGGTATAGATTATAGTCCAATAGTAAGAAAGATACAAAAACCAGTAAAAGATGGAAATACTTACGAAACAAAGAGCGGTCAAATTGGAATTTTCATAAACGGAACAGAATTAACAAATTATAAATCAAATGATAAATTTTATTATGATAAAATAAAATCAATCACTCCAGTTTCCCCTGGAATCAATTATGATGTAATAAATCCACCGGTGCTTAGAATAACAGATAGCATTGGGTCTGGATGTGAGGCTTATCCAATTATTAATGGATCATTGGTTGACTTTAGAGTATTAGAAAATGCTTTTAATTACTTAGAAACTCCAACGGTCGAAATATCTGGTGGAAATGGATTTGGAGCTCAGGCCGAGGTAATTCTAGAATCATATGAATACTCATTAAATTTTAACGCTTCGGCAGAGTCTGGATTAATAAATTTAACAACCGGAACGATAGGATTTAGTACAAATCATAATTTTTACGATGGTGAGGAAGTTTATTATAAAGTTGAATTGGGTGCATTCCCCATAATTGGTTTGGAGGATGACTCAAAGTACTATGTTGGAGTAATAAGTCCACAGTCTTTGAGATTGTACTCAAATAAGTTAGATTCCCTCAGAAAGTTAAATCAATTAACTTTTAGTGATTTTGGAATCGGAACAAATTCTCTTGTTTCTGCCGAATTAAAAAATAAAATAAATTCTATAGTAGTAACTTCTGCTGGATCAAATTATTCAAATAAAAAGGTTTTAGTAGATCCTGTAGGAATTAATACTTTTTCAAATGTTATAACCTGCCCAGATTTACATAAATTTTCAAATAATGAAAAGGTAGTATATAAAAATTTAGGATCCTCTATTTCTGGACTTAACACTACTACAAGTTATTTTGTTAATGTAGTTGACAACACTTCATTTTTCTTATCAACTAGTTTAAATTCCGTTCCCGTAAATCTTAACAGCATTGGTGTAGGAACTCATGTTTTCCAGTATGAACCAATAACTGTAAGAATTGTAGGGAGAACACAAAATAACCAGGTAGCAAAAATAGATCCAATATTTAGAGGTGGAGTAGATTCAGTATTCGTATATAAAAATGGTACAAGGTATGGTTCTAAAGAAATTGTAAACTACAATAAACTACCAGAATATCAACTTGTATCTGGAAATTCTGCTCAGTTAACTCCAATAGTTGTTAATGGTAAAATTGTAAAGGTTATAGTTAACAATCCAGGAAGAGATTATTATTCTATTCCTGATATTCAGGTTCTAGGTGAAGGAAAATTTGCTAAATTAATACCGATAATTCAAAATAGAAAACTTATTGACGTTTTAATTTTAAGCACGGGAAGTGGATATTCACAATCATCAACTTCATTAATCGTAAAATCTGCCGGAAGTGGTGCAAATTTAAGTATCAATATTCAACAGTGGACAATTAATGAAGTCGAAAGATATCTCTCATCACTAAATAAAATCCAATCTGGTAATTTATCAGATGATAGTGACTCATTTTTATACAAAGGTCCTTCAAGTTTAAGGTATTCTCACTTATA